ATGGACAACTGGCAGCCGGTCTGTAAGAAGCATCACGACTCCACTATCGCACAGGAAGAGGCGAGAAACGCGAAGATCGGCGGCGACTCGTCAGGGAATCCAACCGACCCGAATCACCATTGGTACGGGAGGGGGGTGGGCTGAAAGTTAAAAGCGCTTCCGAACCGAGACCGGCCGCCAACTCGTTTTTTATCGCTAACTCACTATTCCCGCGCGCGCGAGGAAGGGCTAGATCATGGCAAGACGACAACGTACAGACACAGTGAAGGGTGCCGTCAGTGCGATGGCCGGTGCTGTGTCTGAAATTGCCGTGCCTGAACACGTAATCGTTCCTGAAGGGGCGATGAAATTTTGGCGCTCGATTACGAAAGCTCGCGCTGCGGATCGCTGGAACGACTCGGACTTGGAGGTTGCTGCTGAACTTGCGCGAACCAAGGCCAACATAGAACGCTTGAACGGCGAACTCGAATCTGAGGGCGACATTATTGTCAACGAACGGGGCACCCCGATTGTGAACCCCAAACACAACCTGCTAGAGACGCTGACGCGCCGAATGGTTGCTCTGTCTCGCATGCTGCAGGTTCACGCTGAAGCCACGCAAGGAAAGAGTCGGGATCAGGTAAAGGCGAACAAGGCACAAGCCGACGCAGAGAAGGCCGCAAAGGATGCTGATAGTGAGCTTATACCTGGGCTATACGCGGTGAAGTGATGGCAAAGGGTACGAGTCGGGGAGAGCGCGTTATCGCGTTCATTGAACGTTTTTGCTTGGTGCCAGAGGGTGCACACGTAGGAAAGCCGCTCAAACTTGCTCCGTTTCAAAAGAAGTTCATCAAAGCGGTATACGACAACAAGCACGGTACTCGCAGGGCGTATTTATCCATCGCTCGGAAGAATGGGAAGTCCGGTCTGGTTGCCGGGATTCTCCTAGCACACTTAGTTGGCCCGGAGGCAAAGCAGAACAGTCAGATCGTATCGGGTGCTATGTCCCGAGATCAGGCGGCGCTGGTGTTTAACCTTGCGGCGAAGATGGTGCAGTTGTCGCCGCAGCTATCTGGCATTGTCCGGATTGTCCCGTCTAGCAAGCGACTGATTGGTTTGCCGATGAATGTTGAATACAGGGCGTTGGCTGCTGACGGAACTACCGCGCACGGTCTGAGCCCTATTCTCGCCATACTGGACGAGTTAGGGCAGGTTAGAGGGCCACAGTCTGATTTTGTAGATGCAATTACGACAGCACAAGGGGCGCATGAAGCGCCTTTGCTTTTGGTGATTAGCACTCAGGCTGCGAACGACGCTGACCTTCTGAGCCAGTGGCTGGACGACGCGGAGAAGTCTAAGGACTCGCGCATCGTCAGTCACGTGTATGCCGCACCCAAGGACGCGGACGTACTGGACGAGAAAGCGTGGAAGGCTGCTAACCCGGCTCTCGGACTATTTAGAAGTCGCGAGGACTTGCGGGAGCAGGCAAAGCAGGCATCGCGCATGCCGTCGGCGGAGAATACTTTCCGTAACCTCATTCTCAACCAGCGCGTTTCGACTGTCACACCCTTTATCAGTAAGAACGTGTGGGATGCGAATGCCGGCAAGGTTCTTGATTTCCGCGATACGCCGCTGTACGCGGGTCTTGACTTGTCCGCTCGTACTGACCTAACAGCCCTTGTCATCATCGGCAAGATCGCCGGTGTCTGGCATGTTATGCCGCACTTTTGGACGCCTGAGCAGGGGCTATTTGAGCGCGCCAAACGCGATAGGCAGCCTTATGACGTATGGGTTCGCCAGGGCTACCTCCATACAACTCCGGGCGCAACGGTTGATTATGAATTTGTCGCTCAAGACATGGCCGCGATCTTGTCGGAGTTGAATGTTCAGGCAATTGGCTTTGACAGGTGGCGAATCGATCTGTTCAGGAAGGAGCTAGACCGCCTGGGTGTGGAGCTTCCTTTAGTGGAGTGCGGGCAAGGGTTCAAGGATATGAGCCCAGCCATCGACACTATGGAATCAGAGCTACTGAATGGCCGTCTCGCGCATGGGAGCCATCCCGTTTTGACGATGTGTGCCGCCAATGCGGTGATTTCTAAAGACCCTGCTGGAAACAGAAAGCTGGACAAGCACAAGGCGACTGGTCGAATCGATGGCCTAGTGGCGTTGGCAATGGCTTTCTTTGCGGCGGGCGGTGAGGAGACGGAAGGCGACGACCTCTCTGACTTTTTTAATAACGCGGTGATTGGATGAAACAGCGAAAAATCGGCCGGGTTCGGGCGGCAGTGCTCGGCTGGCTGGGAGAGCCGTTCGGCCTCACCGATGTGGATGCTTGGGCAGCGCTCAGTACGAGAAGCTCCGCAGGCGTCAGCGTCAATGACCATAACGTATTGCAGCTGTCTGCAGTTTGGGCTTGCGCTCGTCTAATCTCCGAGACTATCGGCACGTTGCCTTTGGGCATCTACGAAAAGACCAGCGCGGGCAAGCGTCCAGCCCCGCAGCATCCGCTGAACTTCATCATTGGCAGCCAACCCAATGTAGACACGATCTCATCTGTGTTTTGGGAGTCGGCCACGGCAGCGATGCTTCTGCGTGGCAATGGTCGCTGTGAGAAGTTGATGGTTGGTGACCGGCTTGTCGGGCTGAACTTTCTCTATCCGCCTAGATTGACGATCAATCGCAAGAGCGATGGCAGTAAGGAATACCGTTATACCGAATCGGACGGACGACAGCGAGTCATTCCGGCATCGCGTATCTGGAACATCCCCGGCTGGTCCTTGGACGGCGTCAATGGCGTTTCGGTTATTCAGTACGGCGCACAGGTGTTTGGCGCGGCATTAGCAACCGATCAGGCGGCATCCGGCACGTTTCAGCGTGGCCTTCTGCCGACGACTTGGTTCAAGTACCCGAAGGTGCTTAAAGATAACCAGCGGAAAGAGGCTCGCGAGATGATTGAGGGCCGGTTGTCAGGGGCTATCAACGCTGGTCGCCCCGCCATCCTCGAAGCCGACATGGAAGTCGGCACGTTGGGCATTGATCCGAAAGATGCTCAATTGCTCGAATCTCGGGGTTTCAGTGTCGAGGAAATCTGCCGCTGGTTCCGCGTCCCGCCCTGGATGGTCGGCCATACCGAGAAATCGACCAGTTGGGGCACCGGCATTGAACAGCAGATGATCGGCTTTCTGACGTTCACGCTCGGGCCTTGGCTCAAGCGCATCGAGCAGAGCATCGCTAAAGACCTGCTAACCCCTGCAGAACGCCAGCGTTACTACCCCAAATTCAGCGTTGAGGGCTTGCTAAGGGCTGACAGCGCCGCCCGCGCCGCCTTCTATTCGGTGATGGTCAATAACGGTATCTACACCCGCGATGAAGTACGCGAACTGGAAGACCGTGAGCCGATGGGTGGCAACGCTGCGGTGCTCACTGTGCAGACCGCGCTTGCGCCCCTGGATCAACTTGGCAGCACCACGACAGACCAACAAGCCCGCGCCGCACTGGCCGCCTGGCTGAACGACGAACAATCCTGAAGGAAATCCCATGAGCATAAAGAACCTGCCTGCAGCGCCGGGAGGTCGCCCTCGCGCGTCCGCAAAGTCGTTCATCGCACCGGTTGTATTCGATCGTTGGGACGCGGGAATCCAAGCGGCAACCAGCGATGACCGCACCATCACCGTCATGGACGTTATCGGCCAGGATTGGTGGACGGGTGAAGGCGTTACCGCCAAGCGCGTAGCAGCGGCTCTGCGTCATATGGGCGCTGGTCCCGTGACTGTTGTGATCAACAGCCCTGGTGGCGATGTGTTCGAGGGCTTCGCCATCTACAACCTGCTTCGCGATCACCAAGGCGAAGTGACAGTGAAGGTCGTGGGTCTGGCTGCATCGTCGGCGTCGATCATCGCTATGGCTGGCGACACGATTCAGATTGCCCGCGCAGGGTTCTTCATGGTTCACAACTGCTGGACCATCGCCGTGGGCAACAGACATGAGCTGCGTGACCTTGCGACGGATATGGAACCCATCGACGCGGCCATTGCCGACATTTACATGTCTCAGACCGGAATGGACCTCAAGGACGTTCAGAAGCAGATGGACGCCGAGACTTGGGTCAATGGTAGTTCGGCAATCGAGCAGGGCTACGCACACGAACTATTAGAAGCCGACCAGACCAGCAAGACCGAGGCGAAGTCGCCTGCTGCTGCGGTTCGGCGCATTGAGGCCGCACTTCGCGCCTCTGGCCTGCCGCGAAGCGAGGCCCAACGAGTAATTCACGAATTCAAGTCCAGCCTGAGCGATTCGGCTGGCAGCGATGAGCGCGACGCCATCGAGCGCAGCCAGCGTGATGCGGCTGCTTCTGAGCAGTGTCTCAACATCCTTTCACAGTTCAAAATTTAGGAGCTCTCACATGGCTACCCCTGAACAAATTCAGGCCGCTCTCGATAAGATTAGCGACCAAATCAAAGTCCAAGCAGAAGCCGCAGAGAAGGAAATCAAGGCCAACGCTAAGCTTTCCGAAGAAACCCGCGCCAACGTGGACAAGCTGCTCACCACTCAAGGTGAACTTCAAGCCCGTCTTGCCACTGCCGAGCAGATGCTTGCAAAGGCACAGAACGGCGGCGATCCTGCTGGACCCAAGACCATCGGCGCAATGGTTACGGATAGCGAGGACTTCCAAGCCTTCGCAGCCAATCCCAAGGGCGACTTCCGTATGTCGGTTCAGGCATCGGTGGGCTCGGGTTCCGGCTCTGCTGGTGACCTAATCGTACCGGATCGTTTGCCCGGTATTCAGTCTCCGGCCCTGCGTCGTCTGACCATTCGTGATCTGATCGCCTGGGGCCGTACCACTTCCAACAGCATCGAGTATGCGCGTGAACTGGTGTACACCAACAACGCTGACGTTGTAAGTGAGAATCCGTCGGACGGCAAGCCTGAGTCGGATATCACCTTTGAGGCCGATAGCGCACCAGTCGTAACGATTGCGCACTGGATTCATGCCTCCAAGCAGGTGATTGCGGACGTGGCGATGTTGCAGTCCTACATTGATGGTCGCTTGCGCTATGGCTTGAAGTTCAAGGAAGAAGCCCAACTGCTCAAAGGCAGCGGTGTCGGCTTGAACATCGACGGCATCTTTACGCAGGCTTCGAGCTACGCAAACCCCGGCGTCATGGTGCAGGCAGAGACCCGCATCGACCGCCTGCGTCTGGCGTTGCTGCAGGTTGAGTTGGCCGAGTATTGGGCTGACGGCATTGTCATCAGCCCGCTGGATTGGGCAGCCATTGAGCTTACCAAGACCGACGATAACGCCTACCTGTTTGCGAATCCTCGTGCACAGAACCTTCCCGGTCTGTGGGGCCGCAATGTGGTTCCGACTCAGGCTATGGATGCAGGCGACTTCCTTGTCGGTGCATTCGGTGGCGGCTTGGCTGTACAGGGCTGGGATCGTGAGGACGTAACTGTAGCAATCTCCGAGCATGATCGCGATAACTTCATCAAGAACATGCTCACGATCCGCTGCGAAGAACGTGTTGGCCTCACTGTTTACCGGCCTCAGGCTTTCGTCAAGGGCGACTTTGACGGCCTGAACGGCTCCAGCAACTAAGAAGGGTGGTCCCGGCTTCGGTCGGGGCCAATCACTTATGAAGACGGTAGTAGCCATTCAATCATTTCAACATAGCGGCCCTCGTAGGCGTGGTGATGTATTCGAGGTGTCCGACCAAACCGCTGACAAACTGACCCGAGCCGGGTTGGTCCGTAGCTATCAGAAGGCCGCCAAGAACAACCCTTTGATGGCCGTTGGCGAGAAGCCGTCTGCATCGCCAGCGGTCCGAGTCTCACGCAGACGGACTGCGAAAAAGTCAAAGCGTGGCGAGAGCGAAGTAACCAGCGAGGCGTAATCGTTGCAAACACTACGTTTCGTGCTGCGCCGTGGGCTGATGTGCTGTATGCGATGGATCGCGACTGGTGGAAGGTGCACCGGGGCGAGGTAGAAGCGTTCGAGGGAGAGCTTATCTCCCCACACCCTAACTGCTTTGGCGCAAGACGTGTTGCGGTTGGGATTGCATATCGAAATTCAGGCGCCGGAGCGATTGCATTAGCCGCTCACTTCGGGGCCACACGGATCATCTTGCTTGGGTTTGACTGCCAAAAGACAGAAGGCAAAGCCCATTGGCATGGTGATCATCCTAGGGGGCTTGGAAACGCCGGGTCGGTAGCAAAGTGGCCTGCGCAGTTTCAGAAGCTTGCACAAGACTATAGAGGGCTGGATATCGTCAACGCGACGCGACACACGGCGCTGACCTGTTTCCCGCTCGTTCAACTGGAGTATGCGTTACGTGATAACGATAGTGACATGGCTATGGGCCGGGAATCGGGGATATACGCCTAAACACGTAAATGTGCTGGCGTCCATGTTTCGGCGTCATTTGAGCCTGCCACATCGTTTTGTCTGCATCACGGATATGACTGCAGGGTTCAAGCGAGTTGAAGTAATGCCTATGCCTGACGCAGCTAAGAAGCTAGGAGACCTTCGCACCCCGGAAGGTGGTCGGTTCCCAAGCTGCTATCGGCGTTTGTGGATGTTCTCTGAGGAAGCAAAGTGTCTCGGGGAACGGGTTCTTATGGTGGATGTTGATCTGGTTCTGACCGGCAACATAGATCATCTGTTTGCGCTCGAGGATAAGTTCGTTGGATGGAGGCCAAAAGCGAGTTGGGGCGGGACAAGCCGGATCGGCGGGGGAATGTACCTCATGACTCCAGGCGCTCATAGCGAGGTCTTCGATGATTTCAGAGGCACGTACTCAATCGCAATGGCTCGGAAAGCCGGATTCCGTGGAAGCGATCAAGCCTGGATGAGCTACAAGTTGGTCGGCAAAGTCAAGCTTTGGCCGACAGACGCGGGGATTTACAGCATTCGCGACTTGAAAGGCCAGCCGCTGCCGGATGACGCTTGCCTTGTCCAGTTCAACGGAACAGGTAAGCCGTGGCATGGCGAACCAGATTGGGTATTGGAGCATTGGCGGTGATAACTGACGCGTACCGCAGGCTTAACAGGCTTGCGCACGAAGATCCGAAGTATGGGCGGGCGGCACGACTTCACGGGGCGCTTGTTCAGTCTGTGATTAATCGAACCAAGGCAAAGACCTTACTTGACTACGGATGCGGCAAACAAGCCCTTCGAGACGTTATACAAAAAGTTGTATATGCGGGTTATGACCCGGCCTTACCCGGCCTAGATGCGCGGCCATCAACCGCTGATGTGGTGTATTGCGGCGATGTGATGGAGCATGTCGAGCCTGAGTTTGTTGATGCGGTACTGGCTGATGTGGCTGGGTTGGCGCGTAAGGCCGCGATATTCGTCATTA